TTTCCGCTGCGTGTCTCAGATCTCATGGTGCTTGAGGTTGACGACCACGTCCCCGAAAAAGTGGTGTGGTCAGCAGGGGCGGAATATCGCGTTACAGATCTGCCGTCTGTGGGCTTTAGCGGCGACTACTACTACCGACCAGCCTTTATCCACGGTGAGTGGCTGGAGCTAGATGGTTGCGTGATGTTTGTTGACCCCTCTGGCAAGGGTGCCGACGAAACGGCATACGCAATTGTTGGCCAACTCAACGGCAACCTGTACGTCTTGGAGGTTGGTGCGTTTACTGATGGCTACTCAGATGAAGTCCTGGAGGGCCTAGCAAAGGCCGCAAAGCGCCGAAAGGTGACATTAATCCTCCTAGAGGACCAGTTCGGCCAGGGCATGCTGCAGAGCCTTTTGCAGCCCTTCCTGCGCAAGTACCACCCCTGCACGATTGAGCCAGTTCGCAGCAACATGCAGAAGGAGCGGCGCATTATTAACGCGCTAGAGCCGGTTATGAACCAGCACCGGCTGGTTGTAAACCGTTCAGTCGTTGAGCACGACAGCCGCAGCAGAGACGACGAGTCAATTGAAACAGCTTTGGCGTACCAGTTGTTTCATCAACTAACGCATATTACGGTCGAGAGAAATTGCTTACAGCATGACGACCGTTTGGATGCACTGGCGGGAGCTATCCAGTACTGGAATGAGTCGCTGGCTATTGACGAAGATCGAGCGATCAAGGAGCGGCAGGCAGAGCTATGGAAGCTTGAAATGGAGGCGTATATGGGAAACATTGAAGGAGCGCTGGACGCAAAAGTATTGGGGATACCCTTGGATCAAATCGGAAGGTCAGATGCGGAAGAGTGGATCCAACTCGCAGGTCGATGAGCCACGGCCTTTCGTTGTACGACTGCCATCTGGGTTTTTAGGTGAATGGGCCGGCATGTCAGTAGGCGGCTATCAAATAGTTGTTTTGGCTAAAGACGCAGAAAACGCATTTGAAGTAGCCACCATGTGTGATTGTTGGGAGCAGCTACCGTTTGAAGTCAAAGTTTGCCAAGCGTTTCCTAAAGATTGCGAATGAAAGACGACAGCCAGTGGCCAACGCTTGATGAATCAATCCTGAGACGTCTCGAAGATCAGTACCCAGAAAAATGCCCTGAAGCGGACTGGACTGATCGGCAGATATGGATTTATGTAGGGCAACGCAGTGTGGTCCGCATGTTGCGTGCCGTTTATTCTGAGCAAAACAACGAGGACTAGCTATGTGCGGCGGCGGTGGTGGCAATAACGACGCAGCAAACCAGCGTCGTCACGAGCAGCAAATGGCGCTCCAGCGCGAGCAGATGGCTGAGCAAAAGCGCCAGTTTGAGTTGCAGCTAGCGCAGCAAAATTCGCGGTATGAAGAGCAACGTGCTGCAGCAGATGCACCACTACCACCGCGTCCGAACCCTATTGCGGAGACGTCTGCACGGTCAAACCCGACAGCAACGGCAGCGCCCAGCTTTGTGCAAAACGCTAGTTCAATGATGCAAGCAAACCCGGCAGCGCCAGGCTTTATGCACACCGCTGGCAAAATGCTTGAAGCTCCATTTGTAAATTCATCAACAGCGCAAACAAACGCAACAGCGCAAACAAACGCAACAGCTGCAACGCCACCCGTTATTGAACCAACTCCTCAAGGAGTTGATCCTTTGTACGCGCCAAATCAATCGGCCGGTGACCGGCAGCCAGCGCCGCAAGGATTAGCTATTGCGCCACGTTCACAGCGCTCAGGCATGGGCCGTCGCCGCTTCCGCACCAGCGTTGCTGGCGGCGCAGGTGGCCTGTCTATCCCCGGATAATTAAATGCGCCTAAATCTGACTAGCAAGGTTGATCGTCAGCCCAGTGACTACGGCCGCGGCAAGCACTCTGCTGCTAACCGCTACGAACAGCTGCGCGGCAACCGCTCTCCGTTCTTGCAGCGTGCGCGTGACTGCAGCAAGGTCACATTGCCGGGCCTAATCCCAGACGAAAACTATGGCGACCACGGCAGTTTCAAGACGCCGTACCAAAGCCTGGGTGCGCGTGGGGTCAATTACTTAGCTAACCGCCTGCTTATCACTCTGTTTCCTCCAAACAGTGCATTCTTCAAGCTTGAGGTTGATGGCTTGGCGCTGCGCATTGAGGAAGCAGGGCCTGAGATTAAAACCGAACTGGACAGCGCGCTGGTAAAGGTTGAGCATGCAGTGATGCAAGTTATGGAGCTGGCCAATGGCCGCGCCTCACTGCACGAAGCCTTTAAGCATTTGCTCGTCGGCGGCAACGCCTTGCTTTACATCTCCGAAGAAGGAGTACGAGTCATCCATTTGGATCGCTATGTGCTTTGCCGTGACCCTATGGGTCATGTCACTGAGATTGTTGTTGAAGAGGAGGTCTACCCTGAAGCGCTCCCCACGGGTTTCATCGATTCAGATGAGGATTTTGAGGACGATGAATACGACGAAGACAAACCGTCACAACGAACGCTAAAGATCTACACCTGCGTCAAGTTCTACGACGGGCAGTGTCACTGGTATCAGGAGTGCAAGGGTCGTGAGATCCCAGGCACTCATGGCATGAGCCCTGAAGAAAGCAGCCCCTGGGTTCCACTTCGCTTTGATCGCACGGACACCGAAGAGTACGGGCGTTCATACGTTGAGCAGTATTACGGTGACCTGTTAGCGCTGGAGTCGCTGTATCAAGCGGTTCTGGAAGGCAGTGCAGCCGCGGCCAAGATCTTGTTTTTGGTTAATCCCAACGGCACTACGCGCCCGCGCACACTGGCTAGCGCTGCTAATGGCGCAATCGTGCAAGGCAACGCCCAGGACGTCACGGTCATCCAAAGCCAAAAAGGCCAAGATCTGCAAATTGCAAGCGCAACAATTGACCGCATTGAAGGTCGTTTGCAGTTTGCGTTCATGCTTAACACTGCAATTCAGCGCCCAGGCGAGCGGGTAACAGCAGAAGAGATTCGTTACATGAGCCAGGAGCTAGAAGCATCAATTGGTGGCTTGTATTCGATCTTGACGCAAGAGTTGCAACTGCCACTTGTGCGCAGGTTGATGCACATTTTGCGCAAGCAACGCAAGCTGCCTGCTTTCCCTAATGGCAGCAATGGCGAGCCGTTGGTTAATCCCAAACCAGTGACTGGTCTTGAAGCAATTGGCCGCGGCGATGACCGTAACAAGTTGATTGAGTTCATCACAGCAGCGCAGCAAACGCTTGGGCCTGAGGTGATGATGCAATACATCAACGTTGACGAAGCATTGCGGCGACTAGCTGCTAGCGGTTCGATTGATACAACTAACTTGGTAAAAACAAAAGAACAGCTACAACAAGAAGCAGAAGCTGCTGCGCAAGCCCAACAGCAAACGCAGGAGCAGCAGCAGCTGATGGACATGATGAAGTCCCCAGCTGCTGCTCAAATCGCCAAAAACTACACTCAGCCAGGAGCGACTTATGGCCCCCAGTTCACGGAAGAAAGCGGAGTCCCCGGACCCCAGCCAAACGCCCTCCCAGACGGAGTCACAGCCCCAGGAATCCCTAGTGGGCCAGCCGGCATCCCCGCAGCCGCCGGCTGATTACGAGGTTATTGAGATCGGGGAAATCCCTGAGCCCAAAGTGGTTGAAGTTAAAAAGCCTGTCGTCAGTGTTGATGACGACGGCACTATCCAAATCAAATAAGGAGAGCACATGCCTGAAGCAATTACCATCAAAAGCAGTCCCGCACCTGCAATGGCGCCAGGTCAGGAGGAAACTTCTGACGGCGATATACAAGTACAGGGCGAGGAACCACTTCTTGCTGGCAAATACAAAAACGTTGACGATTTAGTCAAGGGCTACAAAGAGCTTGAAAGCGAGCGCAATCGCCCTGAGCCTGAGCCTGAGCCGGAAGCTGTTGCTGAAGAGGCAGAGCCAGCAGAAGAATCAGACGACGCGCCCGACGCAAACTCCATTTATGGGGAATACGTTGGCACGCGCCTGTCTGAGGCTGGCATCGACTTTCAAAGCATGAACAGTCGTTGGCAGGAAAGTGGTCAGCTAACTGACGATGACTACGGCGAGCTTGGTAATGCCGGCTTTGGCCGGGAAATGGTCGACGCTTATTTGTCTGGCTTGCAGTTCCAGCAATCGCAGGATTCTGCGTTGGCTGCGCAGCAAGTTATGCAAATTAAGACTGAGTTTGGTGGCGAGCAGGCTTATCAAGACATGGTCCAGTGGGCTGGCGAAAACTTGTCAGAGGGCGAACAAAACGCTTTTAACAAGTCAATTGCGTCTAGCGACATGGATCAAGTTCGATTTGCAGTGGCTGGTCTCCAAAGCCGTTTCTCTTCTCAAACCGGCACTGAGCCACGTCTTGTTGGCGGTCGCTCTTCGCGATCGTCTGAATCCAAATTTGAGTCCACCGCTCAATTGGTTGAAGCAATGCAAGACCCGCGTTACAAAGCGGACCCGGCATACCGAAGAAAGTTAGAGGAAAAACTTTCTCGCTCGAATGTCTTCTAGAGTGTTGAATGAGTGAAGGGGGAGCCCCTGGCATGTCCAGGGGTTTTTTCTTGGGTATATTTCTTATACCTAGACCCTCTCACGGAAGCTCTGGCCCTCTGCGGAGGACACCCTTTGTGAAGGTGGTGGTGACAGGCAGTAAACCTATTAGACACAAACAGTGGCTAACTTCACCGCTTCCAGGCTTGGCCTGGTCAACACAACTGGCACTGGCTACGACGCACTTTTCTTAAAAGTGTTTGCTGGAGAAGTGCTTTCTGCGTTCCGCAAAAACACGATCTTCGAAAATCTGCACGTCAGTCGCACCATTGCATCAGGCAAAAGTGCACAATTTCCAATTATTGGCCTTTCCAGCACTTCGTACCATACGCCTGGCACACAGCTGACAGGTAACGCCATCAAGCACGCAGAAGCGACTGTGCTGATTGATGACAAGCTGGTGAGCAACACCTTCATCGCAGACATTGATGAAGCCAAGAATCACTACGACGTTCGGTCTGAGTATTCAACTCAGATGGGTAACGCTCTGGCCTACACCTTTGACCAGAACGTTGCAGCAATTATCGCTAAAGCTGCTCGTACTACTACGAACTTCAACACTGACTTGCCTGGCGGTTCTTCCGTCAACATCAGTGCTGCCTCTTCTGCTAAGGCAAACATCACAGGCGCACAACTTGCGACTGCATTGTTCTCTGCTGCTCAGAAGATGGACGAGAACTCAGTACCTGAGGACGATCGCTACTGCGCTCTTGCGCCCCGCGAATATTATAAATTGGTCCAAGAAACCAATGTAATTAACCGCGATTGGGGCGGCCAAGGCGCTTACGCCGAAGGCACTGTGCTGAAAGTTGCTGGCATCACGATTGTTAAAACCAATCATTTGCCAACCACCAACCGTTCAGCGGCTACTGGCGAAAACAACGACTACGCCGCTAACTTCACCAACAACGTTGGCCTGGTGTTCAACCGTCAAGCTGTTGGCACCGTGAAGCTAATGGATCTGAAGATGGAGCAAACTGGGGCAGACGTTCACGCTCTGTACCAGGGAACCTTCATGGTCGGTTCTATGGCTTGCGGTACTGGCGTATTGCGTCCTGACTGCGCGGTTGAGCTTACTTTCTCCTGACCGTATCCTTAAGGGGCCTACGGGCCCCTTTTTATTGGAGACCACTATGCACAAGAAAGGAACTAAAGGCAGCAAGGGCGGCAAAGGCGGCAAGAAGAAGGGCTACTGATGGCTGCCAAAAAACGGGGTCTGTACGACAACATTCATGCCAAACGGCGGCGCGGTGAAACCCCCCGCAAGCCAGGCAGTAAAGGTGCGCCAACAGATAAGGCGTTCCGTGATTCTGCAAAAACAGCCAAAAAAAAGAAGAAGTAACTCATGGCACTCGCACGCACCAGCTTTCTAGAGGCAGTCAACCGCGTCTTGCAAATGCTGGGCGAGGCGCCGGTTAACAGCCTGCAAGGTCAATTTGGTTTGGCCAAGCAGGCTGAAACATCATTGAACGATGTCAGTCGCAAAATCCAAGCGGAGGGCTGGTCGTTTAACACTGACTACGAAGTGACGTTGCAACGCAACACCAGCAACGAAATTCCTGTTGGCTCAAACGTCAGCCGCGTCGTTGTAAGTCCGACGCAATACCCGGACTATGACGTCATTCAGCGCGGCGCAAAACTTTATGACCGTCGCCGGCAGGCTTATACGTTTACCGAAGACCTCAAGGCTGATGTCACGTATCTATTGACCTGGGACGATCTGCCTGAGCACGCGCATCAGTACATCATGATCAAGGCAGGTCGGCAGCTGCAAGAAGCCATTTTGGGCAGCGGTGACTTGACGAAGATCAATTTGACCCAAGAGCTTGAAGCACGCAGTCAATTTCTAGAAGAAGAGACAACCAAGAGCGAGCACAACATGTTGCGAGGCAACCCCAACATGACAAGCGCGCTAAACACTTACCTGCCTAGCCGAGCCCTTCGCCGCATCTAGCCATGCCTTTAATCAGCAGCTCGATCCCGAACTTGATTAACGGGGTTAGCCAGCAACCTGCTGCCTTGCGCCTGTCATCGCAAGCAGAGGCTGTCGTTAATTGCATGTCTAGCCCTGTAGAAGGGCTGAAGAAGCGCCCGTCGATGGATCACCTTGCGCGTTTGTTTACGGGCAGCGCAGGCTCTACTAGGCCCTTCACGCACATTGTTGACCGTGACGGCACGATTCAATACCTAGTCCTAATTCAGGACGGTGCTATCAAAGTCTTTGGCTTGGACGGGTCAGTCAAGACCATCAGCACGCCAGACGGCACAAATTACTTGGATGTCACTGGCGAGCCCAGTGAGCAATTCCGGGTTGCATCGATTGCTGACTATACCTTCATCGTCAACCGTGAAAAGACGGTTGCTATGAACACGTCAAGCCTGTCGTACAACTGGGGCACCAAGTCCATGGTGTTCATCAAGTCGGCCGACTACGACACTACTTATCGCGTCAACCTAAACGGCACAGTCAAGACCCACACGACTGGTGGCACAAGCGGTTCAGCGCCTGACACGATTACTATTGCTAACGATCTAGCGACAAAATTAAATACAATTAGTGGCTTTACTGTTACTAACGACGATTACATTATTCGGATTACCAAAGACGATGGAGGTGATTACACCTTAAGTAGCAGCGACACAGCGACTGCAGCATCAACCTCATCTATTAAAGGTACGGTCAACGACATTACAGACCTGCCAACAATTGCAGAGCACAACTTTATTGTTGAAATTCAGGGCTCTGCCAGCACTAGCTTTGATGATTACTACGTTCAATTTGTAGCGTCAGCCGGCAGCGGCTTTGGTCCTGGAGTATGGCGTGAAACGGTAGCGCCAAACATTCAGTATTTGTTTGACACCAATACAATGCCGCATGTGTTGATTCGCAACGCAAACGGCACGTTTACTTTTCAAGAATTTGCTTGGACCGGCAGATCTGCGGGCGATGCACTTACCGCGCCTAACCCAACATTTGTTGGCAGCCAAATAAAAAACATAAACACATTTCGCAACCGTCTGGTGTTATTGGCAGATGAAAATGTGATCCTGTCTGCCTCTGACGCTTACGACAGATTTTGGCCAGAAACTGTGCAAACAGTTATTGACTCAGATCCTATTGATATCAGCACTGGTGGCCAAGAAATTAATTTCTTAGTTAGCAGTTTGGCGTTTGCTAATACTTTGCTGCTGTTCAGTCGCCATGGCCAGTTTCGTCTAGACACTGGCGCCACAGCACTTGGTACGTCGCTTACGCCCAAAACAGCAACAGTTACGGCTACGACAACGTTTGACCAGCTAGACGGTGTTGACCCTGTAGGCGTTGGCCGCACGGTTTATTTCGGTATTCCAAAGGGTACGTTTGCAGGACTGCGCGAGTTTTTCCTGCCTGACGCCAGCGGCCCAGTTCCTTTGTCAGAGGAAGTAACGTCGTCAGTTCCTAAATTTATTCCTGCCAATTTGGTCAACTTGACTGCTTCTGTGTCGGAAGAGGCAATTGTGATGCTGAGCAAAGATCAACCGCGGCGACTGTATCTCTACAAGTTTTTCTTTGAAGATGACACCAAACTGCAATCGTCTTGGTCGTATTGGGAAGTTGCGGCCAACAAAAGCATTATTGGCGTATCAATTTTAGACAGCGACATGTACGCCGTAGTTCAATGTAGTGACGGCGTCTATTTAGAAAAAACATCATTGCGCCCTGAAAACGTTGACGTTGATAGCACGTTTGAAATTTTGCTTGATCGCAAGACGACAGAGGCTCAATGCAGCGTTGCGCTAACCAATCCATCAGGCTTAGACGTGCAATCCACGATCACACTGCCGTACCCAATGGCTAACACCGGCACGATGGTAGTGGTTGGTCGAGCAGCAACGGGCAACACCATTAATCACGGTGTCGTCATTTCTCCAATTAGCGAGACAGCTACAGGCGGCGCAGGCGGAAACGGCACCATGGTTGTTCGCGGCGACCTGACTAGCGCAAAGTTTTTTGTTGGGGAATTGTTTGAAATGAATTACGAGTTCTCAACGCCGTACCTAAAAGAGCAACCGCCTGGTGGCGGCTTAGCCGTTGTGGCTGGCCCGCACCTGCAACTGCGTACTTGGACAGTAATTTTTGACGAGACGTCGCACTTTGATCTCAAGATCACCCCGCAGGACCGATCAACACAGATTTATCCATTCAATGCCACAACTACTGGTAGCGGCCAGTTCCCCCTTGGTAGCCCTGCATTGCGTACCGGATCCTTCCGCGCCCCTGTAATGGCACGCAATACAGAGGCGAAAATTGAATTGTTTAGCGATAGCCCGCTACCATGCAGAGTGCAATCGGCCGAATGGGAAGGGTGGTATCACAGCCGAGCCAACAGGCTGTAACCCGCGCCTATCAAAGACCTTCTGTCATTAATGACGTGACTTACGTCGCTGATGGCATGCGCCGGCCTGATGTTGAAGAAGTAATGGCCCAGTCAGGGCTTACGCCACATCAGTCTTTGCTTTACTCTTTCTTTATGAGCAAGCCTTGCATGACTATTGTCGGCCGCCATGGTCGTGCAATTGGCATGTGGGGTGTCGTCCCTGACGGCTCAACAGCGGGTCGAATTTGGATGCTGGGTCGATGCGAAATGCTGACTGACGTTGCAGACAAATGGGAGTTTTTGCGGCAGTCGCGGATCCATCTTGCAGATTTGCAGTCCAAGTATCCGGTGCTGTTCAACTTTGTAGACGCCCGCAACACTGTTCACTTGCGTTGGTTGCGCTGGATGGGATTTACTTTCATTAACCAACACGACGACTTTGGACCACAGCAACGCACGTTCTATGAATTTGTGAGGATCTAATCATGTGTGATCCCGTATCTATCACGCTTGGTGTCGTTAGCGCAGGTCTAGGCATTGCCCAGGCTTCGGCTCAATATCAAGCGCAAAGGCAGGCTGTTGCATACCAAAACCGAGTAGCTGAGCAGCAGTTTCAATACAGCAAATTAAGCGCTCAGGCATCGCGCGACAACGAAGCGCAAAAAGCGTTGGCTCGCAACCAGCAGATGCAGCAAAACGAAGAGTTGGCCAGGATGGTGGAGGCCAGTAATATCCGGCAGGTCAACCTTGCTTACATGGAACAACAGCAAGCGACGGCTCAACAGAAACGAGGGGCAGCTCTGGAAGCAGCTGAACAGCGCGGCACTGTCTTGGCCTCAGGCCGTGTCGGCAACGTTATCGATAGCTTGCTTGCGGATGTGGACCGAGAACGCGCTCAATTTGATTATTACAGCGACACTAATCTTGCTTTCGTTGGAAGAAGCTCAGACCAACAGAAACGAACAGCAGCAATAACAAGAGCCAACAGAGTGGCAAGCGTTACTCCGTATATTGAGCAGACAGTGCTTGATCCAATAGAGCCTATTAAGAGGGCGGCGCCGAGCAGTACGCCATACATTTTGTCTGGCGTTAATTCTGCGATTGGCGGTGTCAGCACTGGCCTTGGCGTTGCAGGTGGCATTAAAGACGCTGGCTTTGAGTGGAAAGGCGGCAAGTACATTAGGTCTTAACCATGGCAAAACTTTCACTTGGCAAAGCCACTGGCAACACCAACCGTCGCAGCTCAAAGCGCACGGTTGGCTTAGGCGACCAACAGTCAGGCAGCGCTCCTATTCAATTCAGTGGCATTGAGCCGCCACGGTTGCAGCCACAGGCGTCAGTTGTTGACACCTTTTCAACGCCGGCAGAGCTGCGCGCACCTGGCCCCGTAAAGCTTGGTGCCATGCAAACCGAGCCAGAGCCTACAAGCGTTAGCGATTTGCAAAGGCTTGCTCAATCGCTTGGTGATTTTGATACAGGCTTAAAAGGCTTGACGACAAACATTCTTGGTCAAAAGCAGCGTGAAACAGAGCGACTAAAACTTGAAGCTGAGCAAGCGGCAGCTGGCACGCTGTTTGGGTCTACAACAAACAACAAGCTGCGTAGCAATTTTCGCCAGATGGAGCAGGCGGCTACAGATGAAAACGCAACACCGCAGCAACGGAAAGAAGCAGAAGACGCTTTAATTAGATACCAGGCCAAGATTGATAACAATCCATATTTTGAAAGCACGCTTAATCGTTTAGAAGTACAAAGCCGAGCGCATCAACTTAGTGCGTTTGTAAGCGGCAATCCAACTGTCACGCTTGCCAATGGCAATGAAATTGAGCTGCGCTCTCTTAAGCCGGAAAGTTCAGAGTTCATGCAAATCGTGCAGCAAGAATTGTATGGCGATCGCGTGCTAACGCCGTCTGAAGCCCGCAAGGTTATGCCAACAATTATCCAGGCAATTGCTGGCGCAAAGGGAACGCAAGCCAAGCAGCACATGGATTACCAGCTTGGCGAAATAAGAACGCAAGGCAATATTGTAATTAACACCACAATTGCCGCTGCGCAACGACCGGGCAGCACAATGACTAGTGCTGATGTTGCAGAAGAGTTTCAAGAATTTTTTGAAAACATTGGCCCTAAAGGCATCCCAAATTTATCTTTAAGCAAGGTAGATGACTTGCGCAAAGATTTTATATCTGATGCTGTTGCAGCGCTCAACAATTCAACTAATAGGCCAAAGTCTTTTGACGAGGTACTTGAAACGCTTGGCACGTTAATGGTAGGTCCAGTAGCTGATCGCATTAAGGCAGACGGCACTGTTAACGACAAATTGCGATACATCAATCAGATGGATGCGCAAGATCTGCAAACATTGCGGCGCCAGTGGAACACAAGAACATCTGATATTAAAACTAAGAAAAAAAATCAACAAGATTTAGACGTAGAGCAAATTTACGCCAAAGCATTATCCGAAGTAAATAGCGTTATTAAGTTTGATTCTGACGGCTTGCCAACCGAAGAATCATTGACGGAGTACGAAGACAAGAAAGCAGAAGTGCAAGCAAAATTATTTTCTGAACTTCAAGGACAAGATTTATTGCGGGCAAGTGTTATGAGTAAATTTAATACAGCCACTACTAACATTCCAAAAATTTGGCGAGCAGACGCGCAAGCTGATTTCTTTACAGACGTAGAAATGCAGATGGGCAAAATTGCTGACGATCCTGCTGCCCGTGGCGTTGAAGAACTTGAAGCAAAAATATCGCAAGCTATTGAGCAACGTCTTATTAGCCCAACCGCTGGTGGCAGCCGCTTAAAACAATTGCGAGCAATGCGCGAAGGCCGTTACAAGGCTGCGCAAAAAACAATGAGAGAACTAATCAACCTACGCCTTAGTCAATACAAAGACGCAGGCAAAGCTGCTAGCAGCATTGGCGGCTCGTCTACAGACAAAGAAGAGCAATTGTTTGCAATCCGTCGCCCAGAGATGGCGCGTGACGGCATGGAGTTAATGCGTGAGTTGTACGAAAAAGGCGGCGACGAAGCATTGGCAGCTTTTCCGCAGCAATTCTCAAACATGCTTGCGGGCGACGAAGGCGCAGCCAAGTACGGCTTAGCAGCAAGCAGCCTTGATCCTGGCTTTGCCCAGTATCAAGATCTCAATACTTTGCAGCAAGATTTTAACAAGCAAAGTGACAGACAGTTGCAGGAAAATTTGCAGCAGGCAGCTGAAGGACCGTTTCCCATATTTACAAAAAAAGCTATTAACGGAATTATTGATATGGCTGCGCTAGGTCAATCACTGCCCCCGCATATTTCTGCTGCAGTTAATGCCTACGGAGGCATGCGCACGTTTCTTGAACGTGAACTAATTAAGAACGAAATACCTGTAGATCAAGTGCAAAATATTCTCGACACCCAGTTTCCAGCTAGCGGATTTGACGTTGAACTACAAGAGCGTCAACAGCCCGTAGAAGAGGTGTCAATGATTGATCGCATGCTTGGCTTAGGAGTTGGCTTGATTGGTTCCGTCTTGCCCGGCGCACCTGCCAACGCAATGCCTTCAATGCCGCCCGCAATTATTGGCACTAGCGCTCGTGCTCAGGCAATTGTTAGCGCAGCGGCAAGGGTGGGGATTCGTCCTGACGATCTAGCTGCTGCCATGTCTTACGAAACAATTGGCAGCTTTGACCCTGCAGAAAAAAATCAACTTGGTTATATCGGCTTAATCCAGTTCAGCCCTGACAACCAAAGAACATACAACGTTAGTGCTGCCAGCACGTTTGAGGAGCAAGCCATGGCTGCTGCGCAATACCTAATTGACAGGGGCGTGCGTCCTGGCGATGGCATGGAACGCATTTATGCCGCGATCCTGGTTGGCAATGCAGATGGCCGCGGCCCCAACGGCGAGGACTACATGAACGCACAGGACGTCAATGGCAATAGTGTCAACAGCGCAATGAAAGATTTGCTTCCTGGCGGTGGTCACTATCAAAATGGATTGCGATTCCTGCGGGGCCAGTAAACGATGCCATTAGTACAAGACGAAAACGGCGTTTACTCGTTTGCCATGCCTCAGGTAATGGAGCCTGAAGCGCCAGCAGAGCAAGGTCAGATCGATCCAGAGGCTGTCGTTGAGGCGGTGCAGCCTGTCATCGAGCAACTGTCGCAACCAACCGCTGAGCAGCCACAGGAAGAAGCCGGTTACAACATTGGCGAAGTCTTGCAAAACGCAATATCTGACCCAGCCAGCGTTCTTCTTGGCCCTGAAGGTACGTTGCCGCGTGACTTTGGTGAGCTATTGGCAGGTCGAGTAGGACAAAACCTGCAGAATTTTGCAGCGGTCGAACTTAATAAGCCTGGTGGATTTGGTGCTGCCGAACGCCTGGGCCTTAGGCCGCCAACGCAGGCTGAGCCAAACCCACCTAATCCAAATACAGGTCAACCGCTGTATCAGCCCAGCGGCAATCCGGCAATGGATTTTATTGCTGACATGGGCGCGTCAGCACTGCAATTCGTAGCAATTGGCAAAGCTATGAAAGCGTCTGGCATTAATCCGCCAGCTATTCCTATAGCGCCTAAAGCTGCAGCAAAATTAAGGAGTAGCCAAGCAGCAGGCCCAAGTGGTTCAGGCCAAAGATTTTTAGGACGATTAATTCAAGGCGCGCAGGAGGGCTATGCCCCTGGCTTTGTTAACGATTACTTTTTTGAAAATCCTTTTGAAAGCGCTGGTGCGCTTATCAAGTCAAAGACTGACGGCACATTTGCCGAAGGCTTTGTCAACAATTTCTTAGCTGCAAGCGACGACGATCCTGCCGCAATACAGCGCTTAAAGAATGGCATTTCAGGAATCTTTGCCGGCACTCTTTTAGGCGGAGCCCTTGAAACCGTTGGCGGGCCAATCGCTCGTCGATCTGGAATACTTAAAAAGCAATTGGTTGGCGCTCATGTTGACCGTGTAGTTGCGCAAGTCAATTTTGCAAAAGAAATAGACAAGGCTGCAGTAGAGCAGCCAGCAGTTGACGTAGCAGCAACGCCAGTAGCTCAGCCGGCAGAGCCTCCCCTGCGGCTAACAGGCCGCAAGCCAGAGCCTGACCTAATTGCTGAAGTCAATACGCTTGAGGCAAGCGATAGCTTGCAGCGCTTGCAGCAAGCAACTGATGAAATTATTGAGACGCAGGAGCGCGTTGAAAACATTGAAGCGATTTACAAAGCAACTGCTCCTGGCGAAATTGTTCCAGACACAGCGCTAGAGCCACCTGCTGTTGCAGAGCTAGAGCCGCCGACCCGTGCGGACTATGAGGCTGGCACTGTCGGCTCATATCCTGTTGCCGATATTGCTGTTGACGCGCAACGGTTTCAATTCAAGGAAGCTGGCCGACTAACTAAGACAGGGCAAAGCGGCTCGCTGGCTGACACAACTGTCTTTAACGCAGACATGGCCAACGTTATTAGCGTTTGGCGTGATCCTGCAGATGGCAAGGTTTACGTCGTCAACGGCCACAACCGTTTGGCAAGAGCGTTGAAAGCAGATCGGCAGTCGATCAACGTTCGGTTTATGGAAGCTGCTGATGCCGCAGAAGCGCGCATTAAGGGCGCAATGCAGAACATCTCTGAAGGCAACGGCACTGCTGTCGATGCAGCAAAAATCATGCGCGAGTCAGCAATGACCGCTGAAGACATGATTGGCCAAGGCATGCCAATCCGTAACGAAGCAGCAGAAAAGCTATTTCTCAAGGCCGCACCTCTATCAAAACTGCCGCAAGAACTGTTTGACCAAGTCGCTCGTGGTGACGTCACGATTGATATTGGCGCTGCTATTGGCAGCAGTGGTGGCGAAGAACAGGTTATGCGTGACCTGGCGGCAGCAGCTAAAAAGCGCAAGTGGTCCGCAAGTAAAACAGCAGAAGCAGCAAGCATTGCTCGTTTTTCGCAGGTAGAAGCAGTTACTGATCCCAATGCTTTGGCATTGCCAGGGTTTGATCAATTGCTGAGTAGTGACTTCAGCAGCCAGCTAGAGGTGCGCATTGCAATTCGTGCGCAGCTAAAGGCCGAAATCAACGCATTGGCTGCTGCTGCTAGCGAGCGCAAAGCTGGCTTCCTTGAAGCCGCTGGCAATGTCATCAACGTAGAGGCGTCAGGAGCTGCGCGTCAGGAAGCGATGCAGGGCGCAGCTGTGTTTAATCAGCGCGCAAACATGGTCGGCCCACTAAGTGAGTTGATCACAGAGCTGACGTCACAAGTCACGCCGAAGAAAAAGGCAGTAACTGTTGTCCGCGAAAACTTGCAGAAACTGCGAGCAATTTTGCAAGAGGAATTTCAGCCTGCGCCACGGGCAGAGGCCCCTGCGCCCGAGCCCCCACAGCCAAAGATTGATGAGGCCAAGCTGCGCAAAAGCTTGTTGCATTTACCGCAAGAAGAGTTCGACAGAGTGTTGGCACAACTGCAAAATGCAGGCGGCCAAATTACTTCTAACCCGTCCAAGATCAACGAGCCGACAATTGAGCAGCCTGTTGAGCCTGTTGCACAGCCAGAAGCGCAGCCTGTTACTGCGCCGCAATCACCGCCAACAGTGCCTTTCAAGTACGGCTCGCCGCGGTATCGCTCAACAGTTTTGGAGTGGGAATCAGACGTCGATGCGCTGATCTACAGCGTCACCAAGAAGTCAGGTCGTCCCTCAAAAAACAGCGACAAGTTCATTGCTTACCTGCAAAACGAGCTGGGCCTGCATGACGCAGTAATACAGGAGGCTGGTGCTCGCATCCGTGCCGACCTTGGTGCCAAAGCGACTGGCGATCGCTACACAGTCCCTGACAGTGGAGCCTGGCGGGACGGAGGGCAGCTAGCTGAACTGCCGCCCGTTAGCAGCACTCGCGGCTCAGGTCGACTTGGTCAGGACTACACAGGACGCAGCGTTCTTACGTCGCAAGAAAAGTCTGTGATGGTTCAAGAAATCACAAAGGTTGCAGGTGTTGACGTCAATGTTGAGTTTGTGGACAGGATTGAGGGCCAGTTCACTGGTGCGCAAGCTCGTGCGTACGGCGGCAAAAAAGGCCAGGCATATTCAGCTTCAGGCATGTTTTTGCGTGGTCAGAAAACAGCAGACGATCTAATTAAGATCGCAATGTTCCATAAATCTAATCCGCTTTCTTTTACTCGTACGTTAATTACTGCATACCACGAAGCATTTCACCGCCTGCAAGATCTCTTTTTAACAAAGGGTGAGCTACAAATTCTTGGCAATGCAGATAACGAGATTCGAGAATTGGCGGCAAAGACTGTTCCAGAGCAGGCTGAAGCAATACTAAGTGGAAAAATTGGAAGCAAAGAAGTACAGGCAATGGCCTTTAGTGGCTGGTGGAAGTTTGGCGGTGATTATCAAAAGGCCACATGGGCACAACCATTTGCCAAGATTTCACAAATTGCAGAAGCCGCTGGCAATTGGCTACTAGGCCGCGGCTATCAAACTTGGGATGACGTATTTGAAAATGCTTTCCAGGGCGACATTGCCATGCGTCAAGCAGAGCAAGTTGCTGACGCTGGTCCGCAACTGGCTGTGCAAATGCCTGAGCCTGATGAAGTCTCTCGCAAGATTGCTGAAAACATGGACGCCCTTAGGAAGGGCGAGATCACAATCGAAGAGTTATTGCAAGACGATGTTCGCCGTTATGCCAGCCCAAGCGGTAATACCCGGTACATCGAGCTAACTAGTGATGAGTTGGCAGCGTCATTTGATGCTGTGCGTCGTGGAATTACAGGCGACCTTGATCGCGCTGAGTTCACTGGCCGCGACACTTTTACTGACGAGCAAATTAACGGCAAAGCCATTGAGATTCTTAGCGAAACAGGGGCCGATATAGATCGCCTGATTGAAATGTCTGACCGTGCTTTGCGTGGCGACTTGCAAGCAGGTGACGACCTGGCCTCTATTAGGGCAACGCAGATCTTGCTAGATGCTGCAAACAACGACGCAGCGATTGCTGCTATTAGCTACGGCAATGCAACAACGAGTGCAGACAAAGCTTCTGCGGCAAGCAAGTTGTATGCCTCTATTAACGACTCGCTAAAAGTCGGCGCGGCTTACGCCGAGATGACGAGAGTGGCAGGCCAACGCTTGCGTGTTGCCCAGATGGTGGCTGACCCCAACATCCTTAACTCCAAGCTGATCCCTGGCGTCACCTTGCAACATGCAACCTCAGAAGAAATTGGCAACGCCGCCTTAGCAGAAGGCTTGCAGCCAACTGCTGGCGCACTAGGTGACGGTGTTTATTTCACAGCCAGCAGCAGCGGCTATGAAGGAATGGCTGGCTACGGCGGCGCGCTAGTTGAAGGCTCGTTGCAGAAAGACATCAAGATCATGGACTTGCCGTCCATGGACAAAGATCTTGCTGACCTTCTTAACGACCTGGACCTGGGTCGTATGCGTGAAGGGCCTAATGGCCTAGAGCTGACACCTGCGCAAAAGGCAGGGTTGCAGGACTACGTCACTGGACTCGGCTATCAGGGATTGCGGCACGAGCCAGAAATGATTGGCCGCCAGGGCGGGCCGGTTGACGAAGTTGTTATTTACGACGTCAATGCTGCCAACCGCGTTGTCGGTTCAAATGCAGAAATTGTTCCGCCTAATCAGCCAGGTAAATCAGCAGCAGAACAGTTTGTTGAAGCTACAGCTGCTGCGGGCAACATGCTTGATCGCGTGCTGCCAGCAGAGGTAGTCAACGCTGTCAAGCAAAACAAGTCGACAGGCAATGTCGACGACCACATGAAAGCGCTTGCTGAGGTCGCGATTCAAGCCAAGACTGACAAAAAATATCGGTCAAACATCGCAAACTTTATGCGTGATGCAGCGCCTGGTTCAGGCATTGCGCAAAACATTAGGCAGTGGCATGTCATGTCAATCCTGTCGGCACCACGCACGCACTGGACGATGTTGCTGGGTAGTGCATTTAGGGCTGCTGGTATGCCTTTAGGCACTGCTTTTGGCGCAGCCACTGATGCGACACGTCTTGCGGCACAAGGTCGGTTTGGCGAAGCGCGGATCGCAACACGGGCTACTGGCCTGGCCTTCCGCATGTATGCCAAATATGTTTCAAATCTCAATTACGCATTGCGCTTAACTGGCGCGTCGTTCCGCCACAACGAAGCGTTTGGAAATCTTGGCGTCGACTATGTCGGCATGGATCGCAAGATTGCGGATCAACCAAAACAAGGCAGTTTGCAAGATATTGAAATGCAAGAGATAGACGAAGGCCAGTGGTATATGGATCGAAATAATCCAAACTTTACTGCTATTGCTGTTAACTACATTGAGCGAGCAACTGGCGGAGCCGCTAAGGGAATTAAAGCCATAGTTGGCCGGCCAATCACTATGGTCGATAGTTTTATTAATGGCTTAGTTGGCCCGTCTGCTGAGTGGGCGCGCTTAATGGACGAACAGCTAGAGCGCGCAGAGCAAATAGGTATTGGCAAGCCAGGATCTAAAGAGGTTTGGAATTATGCAAATGAAGAGGCGGAAAGGCTGCTGCAAAAACAATTCCGTGACGTCACAATGCCAAATGGTGCTGTAGTTAAGCGGGGTGCGCTAACTGGAATACACGCAAAAAACGTCATGGACTACGTCGCGTTTACGGACCCATTGAAAGTTGTGAATGAGCCGCGCACGTATCAAATGGGAATTAGAAAAGCACGGCAACAGGGGCTAACAGATCCTATTGATATTGATAAGCACGCATACGCTTACATGAAAGGCGGGTATGAAGGGCCTCCTGCCATGTCTGCTTTGTGGTCGCCTGCGCGCGCTGCTGGTGATTTTGTAAACAAATATCCGCTTGCTGGTGTTATTTATGCACTGCCTCGCGGCCCAGTAAATATCTTAAAAGCTGCAATGCGGCTAACGCCTGGCGGGGGCTTGCTTACGGATACGCTTTGGCGCGATTTGCATAGCGAAGACAAGTTTACTCGTTACAAAGCTGTTGGCGATGCAGCGCTTGGAACGCTTGCAATGTCAGGTGGGCTTGCATTAATGCAGTCTGACATGATCCGAGTTACTGGGTTTGATCCCACTAATTGGAGAGAACGTTTTACAGGAGCAAAGGCAACATCTACAGGATATCAAGGTGCATCTATTCAATTTAGAGTTCCATATACCGATACATTTACTCCACAAATTAGGCTTAGTGCGCTTGACAGCTTAGCGACTGTGCTTGGCATGTTAGGTGAATTTAGGGAAACAGTTGAAAATGTTCCTTACGAGGACGCAGAAACTGCGTCTGCACAAGTGCATGCAGCGATATGGCACACAGCTCGTGAGCTTGGCCCTGCCAAATTTAATTCTCAAATCCTTGAGCCTTTCCGTCGAATCATTGACTTGTATTCCGACGCAATGGAAAACAGCAAGCTTGGTAAAAAAGAAGGCCGAGTTGATCCATGGGTCAAATACATCTCAACTAATTTGCGTGCGTTTATGCCATCAACTTTTGCTGCGCCCCGCGTTGGCCCACAACTCAAACCGCCTGGACCTGCTACTGACAACCCCTTCCTTGCTATCCCCTTGCAGACATTGCAAATGATTCGCATGCGCATGCCAGGTGCAAGCAAAGAGTTCCCACCACAGCGGCATCCGTTTACTGGCGCACCTATTCCAATGCCTCAAGCGCTTGGCCTGAACTTAATCCCTGAGGACCAATGGTTCTTGCGCAGCGCGACTCAAATGTTTAGTCCTACCAATGCGTTTGTAACGCGCACTTTGTCTGACGACCCTATTGATATTGAGTTGCGTCGCATCCATGGCCAAGGGTCCATGGAAACGTGGTGGTCTGACACCGCATTTGGCTCAGACTTACCGTCTCGCGTGTTGTCGCCTCAAGAGTTAGATCGCCTTGAAGTGCTTGGCACCCAAGTAGTTCGCATGACAGGAACAAGCCCAGACCCTGGCGGCAAGTTGCTGGCTGAAGAAATCCGCGACCTTATTACTAAGGACATCACATACAAGGAGACGCCAATGGGTGGCAATCCAGAAGATCGCACACGCCCCTCAGCGACATACCAATCACCACGCCTAACAAGAATTAAGGCAGTTTGGAACAGGTATGCAAAGCAAGCGAAGTTGTTGCTTGCGGAAGAGAGCCCAGCACTGCAGGCAGAGCTACGTGACGCCGAGCAGAAAAGGGCTGACAATGCTTACATAAAGGAGCGGACATCACTGGACATCCAGCGCGCTGCCCCTGCTGGCCCACAATCTTTCATTGACGCACTGAACTGATCATGCCCTACGCATATTCCGTCTACGCCGGCAATGGCAGCGCCACTCAGTACACAATCTCCTTCCCATATATCAGGAAGGAGCACGTCAAAGTCTTCGTTAACTACGTCGACACCACCTTTACCTTTGCCAACGACAGCACTGCGCAACTGGCAACAGCGCCTGCAAACGGACTGCGAGTAGAGGTTCGTCGAGTTACGCCTGCTGACAATGTCTTAGTCGATTACACCGATGGCTCAACGCTGACGGCTGCTGACCTAGACACTAATGCCCTGCAGCAGCTTTACCTTGACCAGGAGCTAGACGACGCACAGAAACAGGTTGTCACAATTAGCGCCACTACTGGCCTGCCAACGCTGTCCAGCCAGCGATTAACTGAAGTAGCGGACCCGACGGCAGCACAGGACGCAGCAACCAAGAACTACGTCGACACTAATTTCCAGCCGCTTGACGCTGAGCTAACTGAGCTGGCGACCATGTCGTCTGGCACTGCCAGCGCACTGGCAGACCTGACACAAGCAGAGACACAGATCCTTGATGGCGCAACCGTCAGCACGTCGGAGCTAAATACGCTCGATGGGATCACGGCGTCTACGTCAGAACTCAACAAATTAGATGGCGTCACTGCCAGCACAGCTGAGTTAAACAAGCTGGACGGGGTTACAGCAAGCACTGCTGAACTCAACATTGTTGACGGCGTTACTGCTACCGCCGCTGAGATCAATGCGCTTGACGGAATTACTGCGTCTACTGCTGAACTAAACAAGCTGGATGGCGTCACTGCATCGACAGCTGAGATCAACCTCTTGGATGGCGTTACAGCCACAACAGCAGAGTTGAACTTTGTCGACGGTGTCACTTCTGCAATTCAGAACCAGATCAACGGCAAGCAGCCGCTGGACTCTGAACTGACAGAGCTGGCCACCATGCCAGCAACTACAGCATCTGCCCTTGCTGATCTAACTCAGGCAGAAGTGCAAGTGCTTGATGGCGCCACCCTCAGCACTACAGAGCTGAACAAGCTGGACGGCGTTACGTCGACAACAGCTGAGATCAACGTCTTAGATGGCGTAACTGCCACCACCACTGAGTTAAATGTCACTGATGGCCTGACTGCATCAACAGCAGAGATCAATCAGCTGGACGGCAAGACAGTTAGCAGCACGCTGACACCAGCCAACACCAACGACATTCCGACCAGCTCGGCAGTCAATACGTTTGTGTCTGGCTTGCTTAATGCCTTGGGCGGCTTTGTCGCCATCGCAAACGAGGTCAGCTTCCCGACAACCAACCCTGACCCCAGCGATAACGCGGGCACGGTGGTGTCAATTGCTGATGCCGGTGGCGTTGTAGTTGATGCCAGCGGAGTAAGCGCTACTGGTCGGACTACCGGCAACGTCACGGTCACAATCAACGGCTTCCCTAGCAGCCTGCATAGCACCACCCTGGGCGCTGGCCTGGGCCTGCAAGTACAGACAACAAGCACACTCAACACTTACACCTATCACAAACTCATTGCCAAAGAAGCTGACGTCAAACAGCTGAGCGATGACATCAATGATTTCCAAGCGCGGTATCGCGTGTCGGCTAATGCGCCAACCACGGATCTAGACGAAGGCGATCTCTGGTACGACACCACTGCCAACAAGATGAAGGTGTACGACACCGCAACATCTGCATGGAAAGAAGTGCAGTCTGTCGGCAACTTCTTTATCAACACACTGTCGTCGTCAAGCGCTACGGGCGGCGGGTCTGCCACGTTTAACGGCAGCGCTTATCGATTCACCCTTAGCAACGCTGGCGCTAATGCTCAGCAGATGCTGGTCAGTGTTAATGGCGTTATCCAAAAGCCAAACAGCGGCACAAGCCAACCATCAGAAGGCTTTGCCATTAACAACAACGACATCATCTTTGCTGCTGCGCCTGCGTCTGGTGCGAGTCAGTTCATTGTCACGATTGGATCAACAGTAAATATTGGTCAGCCAAGCAACAACACTGTCGACACATCAGAGCTAGTCGATGGTGCTGTTACTAACGCCAAGGTCAGCAGTAGTGCTGCTATTGCAGGTACAAAGATTAGCCCTGACTTTGGTAGTCAGAATGTATTGACGACTGGAAATGTTGGCATCAACCGCACATCTCCTGCTCAAAATTTAGACGTTGCTTCTACAAGCAACATT